GTCGCGCACTGCTTCAGCACCGCCGTAGTTGAGTGCTTGAGCAACTCCGTCCGAGGTAAGCAGTCCGGTGTAGATCTCGCTGTCTGCTATGAGTGACAGACGGTCGGTCGGCACGTTGCGCTGGGCAAGTGCTTTGCGAAGTGCGCCCATCTGAGCGATGGTGTAATTCGCGCCGGCGGTCGTGAGGATCGCAGCACCGAAGTTAGCGACCGTGATTGCAGACCAGATGTCGGTAAGAACGATGCGAGCAAGTGACTCACCGGCTTGGATAGCAAGATTGTCCATAACGGCAGCCGAACTGTTAGCGACTTGCACGTCAGTAAGGTCGATGCTGGAGATCCGGTGCTTGTCAATGCTGACAGTAGCGAAGGTGATTGCACCGCCGCCAACTTCGTAAGAGTTGTTGAAGGTGGTTGCAGTAATGCCGCTGATGAGCGGCACGACAATCGCGTCACCTTTGCGACGAGCGTCTCCGCTGAAGTCACGAGTGAATGCGTTGAGGGGGGCGAGCTTTGCCACGAACGCTTGAAGGGCGATCTGGGTAAAGATTTTGTCGTTAAGTGCGATGGTAGCCATATTGGTTTAGTATTTGAGAGTTGAAATTATTTAGACTGAGTAGCGGTTTTTATCGGCTTCGATTTCTGCGCGGTTCGCAACGTAGAAAGCAGCAGCCTCAGCGCCTTTGAGTTCGTTTAAGGTTTCGATGATAGTTTTGGGCTTTGTGTCTGTGATTGATGCACTGCCAAGATCAAGCGGCTCGCCGTGACCCATGCTTGCCAGCTTTTGCGCGGCGGCTGTGTCGATCTTCTCGGCGGTGATGATTGCGATTTCTTCCATTTCCGCGATCTTCGCTTCCAAAGATGGCACTAGCTCGGCCTTGATGCGCAGCTCGATGTTCTCTGCGGTGATCTCGGCAGCTTCTTGCAGAGCGAGTTCGGCAGCGTCGAGCTTGGCTTGAAACTCAGTAGCTTGTGCGCTGATGTCTGCTTCAAGTGAGGCGATGCGCTCGATGGACTCTTCGGAAGATGGATTAGTGAGGCGATTAAGAAAGCTCATGTGCGAAGATTCAGCCCTTTCTTGGCGAAAGTCAACCTGCTCGCCGATGATCTCGTTAATGAAGCCGTTGGCGAGACTTTCCTTTGCGTTCATCCACGTTTCCAGTTTCATCATTGCCCGGATTTTATCCTTATCCATTCCAGTTTTTTCGTGGTAGATGTCTGCGATGTCCTCACTGATTGCTTCCAAAAGGTCAGCTGTCTTACGAAGTGATTCTGCATTACCGACTGCTCCGCTGGATGCGTCGTGGATCATCATGCGGCCATGCTTGACCATAGAGATTTTGTCACAGGCCATGCAGATGACAGATGCCATCGATGCAGCCATGCCGGTGATGGTGGCATTGACGACAACGCCACGGTCGCGCAGAGATTTGATCTCTTGGTAGATGGTGTATCCATCGAACACGCTGCCACCGGGGGAATTGATTTCAATGTCTAGAACGTCAACGGCGTTTTCCGCGCAGTTCATAATCTCGCCAAAGTCTGCGCCTTCGGCAACAGCTTTCGCGCCGAAAAGTCGCCCAATCTCGTCAATCATGCGCTTGATGCTGTCTCCAGTGACAGCTTCGTTGAGCTTGACCTTGCCGCCTTTATTTTCAATTTCGATAATAGTGTTCATGCTGTCTGGTTCTTTAGTGATTTGTCTGTATTTTGATTTTGCCCAAGATGCGCCGGGATCGCCGCCCCACAATGCCCATGCGATGCGACCGGCTGATGGGTAGCCATCTTCGCCTGGGCTAAAGCCGTCTGCCTGTTTGTCTACTTCATGCCGGGCAAAAAAACTGACCATGCGCCCGATGGTATCCTCAGAGAGGTTTGTGCGGTTGCTGATGTCTCTAGCGCGTGCCACGCCTACAGCAGTTCCGCCTCGGTTAAATTCAGCACGCCACTCCAGACCGAGCTTTGCCTCGGCTGCCATAGCCTCAGTTGGTTTAAGGTCAATCGCCATCGGTTGATGTGTCTGGCTGCGGTTGCTCGCTGGCTGTCAAAAGCCGCACGCTGCGAGGGTCAATCTCGACGCCGTATTTTACGTTCTTCTCGCGAATGCTGATGATGGTTTTTGCGGCCTCTTCGGTGCGCTCGTCAATGCTTTCATCCAAGTCCATCGACAGCTCGCCGAGGATCGAGGTTGCGTTGATGAGTCCTTTGTCGTAAAGCGCCATCTTCTCTTTGAGGCTGCGTCCGTCGTCAATGGTCAGTTTCGGCGGGCGGGTGAATCCCCAGTTGTACCATTCAGCAGATCGCGGGATGCGGTTGTTTTCCATCGCCCATGCAATCGCTTTCCTGACTCTCCACTTAGCAATCTTTTCCAGCAACGATTGACGATCCTCGACGAATCGGCACGCCTTGCCGATGTCCTCCCGCTGCGCAGTGCCTTGCCCTGATGGCTTCCAGAGCGTAGCTGGTAAACACGCACCGACCAGACATTGCCGCGCCTGCATGTCGTAGAACTCATGCCACGGGTTGCCGGGTCTGAAGTTCTGATGCTGGGTGATCTTCTCACCTGCTCCGGCTTTGGCATACATGATCCGACCGCCTTGCAGGAATTGCACTGCAAGGTTGCCACAGTCACCTTCAACATAACCCGGCTCTTCCATGTCTGGCCCACCTGTTTCGTTCTCGACGGTGTAGTTCAATGATGACATTGAAAGCAGGTTCATGCGCTCCCACTCTTCGCTCTGCATGATGTCGCGGAGGTTGTTCAGCGAGTGCCAGAAAAGCGGAAGCCCTCGGCGTTGCTCTGGCCAGTAGCGGTCAAATACATGAAGAATAAATTTCTTTTCGATGAACTGCTTGTGCTTCCCGTCAATGTCACAAAGACAATAGGCGACAGGAATTGATGTGCCTGGATAATAAAAGATGCCGTCGTAGAGGTCATACCCAGCGTATTCGCCTGACTTTTGTATGCCGTCAGGAAGTTCTCCGCTGGAAATGCGATGCGATGGGATTTGCTGAATCTGAGGGTAACCGCTTTTTGTCTGCGTCGAATACTCGAATACCTCGCCGTCGCGGTCGATGCTCACCGAGTCAACGAACATGTCAGACGTGAAGTCCGCGATGTCGCCGATTATGTTGCAGATCGGATACCATTCATCTTTCAGCCAGAATTTTGCCGCGTCACCGAACTCTTTATCCTTGCCCTTGTAGGTCGGTAAGAATGCGTTGCCTACCGAGTAAATCCCGATTTGGTTCGATGCCCCGACCATCAACGGCGAGTTTAGATACAGCGTGCGGCTCGCCGATTGAAGAGTCTCTCGGTCATACTTTGTGACGATCTTGTGCAGATCGCGAAGGTTCCTTGCCTCGCTAGGTCTATCGCCACCTCCCAAGTTAGCGTGGCGGGATGCCCTGCGAGTATAATAGGATGTGGCTGCGTTTCCGTATTGGTCTAGTATCATAAGAAAGCGGCTTTTATTGTTCGATTGCCAGCAGAATCGCGGTCAATCATGCTCATGAGTATCTGCAATATCTGCAAACGATCAGCAGGTGTCGAGGTTGCTTTGCCTGAAAATGATTGGCCGTTGACTGTGGCAGATTCTACCTGTATGCCGCCGGTCGTCGATGTGATCGCTGTGGCTGCTGCTAAATACTCAGCTTTTTTAGCCTCAATCAACGTAGAATTTCCACGAATCGCGCGAAAAATTGCCTGAGCTTGTGAGAACGCCGATGCCATGCTCGATAGTTCATCGCTTAGTGGCGAAAGTCAAACAACAGTCATTTATCAAATGAGGGTTTCGCCTCTCGAATCAGTCTCCTCTCGATAGCATCGGCGACAATGATTCTTGATGCCTCGTATCGGTCGAGCATCAGGGAGTCTCCGCTTACTGCTCGCTCAAGTTCCGTTTTTGTCTCTGGGTCAATGTAAGTAGGGGTCAAATAGCGGGGTCTGATTTTTAAGGGTGGCGGCACTTGCTTTCCCTTCAAAGACACCCAGACCTTCTTTTCCTCTTCGTGGTAAATCGCTGATTCGTGGCGGCGGTCATTATCGCGTTTTTTAGTTTCAACGCGCCTGCTCCGATAAACTCCACGTTTTTTATTCATCGTCTTTTGGCGGTGTAAAGATCCGAAACATGAGCGCAGCCGCAATTTGATAAACCTCGGTGTCACGACCGTGGTTGGCTCCGTGCCTAACCCATTTCTTAATCTCCCGCCCTTTTGCGTCCTTTGCTGTCTCTAGCCGTTCTCCGTTCAGCTGCTTTGCGTAGCTGGGCGGTGCATCATCCTCCACTAGCCACTCAGCTCCTTCGCCAGACATGAGCCTTTGCAAAATGTATTGCATCGGCTCGGTGGCGATGTGCCAGCAGGTTGCGGGTTTCTTTTCCTTGGAAAGTGCCACCCAGCGTTTTGAATAAAGCCGAATTTCTTTTTTCGTATCGTTACCCTTTATAGGCCAGTCCCAGCCGCTTTTTCGGTTGCCGTCGCCTTTCATGCCCTGCCATCCATATTTTACAATAATGCCAGCCATGCGCTCTTGGTCGAAGCCAACATCTAGGAATGTGTGCCTCGGCTCGACGTTGTAGCGATCTCGGATCTCTTCGCATTCCTCGACGCTGTTTATGTAGCCGAAGAATAAGCCTTTTGATTCTCCACCCTGACACCATGCCCGGATGCGAAGCCAGAAATGATCGCCGCCGGCATCAATGGTGCAGAACCGTAAAGCCTCGCTGTCGATCTTCTGCCCTTCGGTGTAGTCAGCGCGGGTGTAGCCGCTGGCCTTCAGGATGATCTCGGATGCTTGGAGGTTGTCCGTCCATCCTCGCGCTCGGTCTTTCTGAGTCCATTGTTTGAGCGCGGTGTAGTCTCCGGATTTCGCTTGCTGGTCGGCAGACAACTTCCGCAGCACGTCATCGCCCCAAGGTTGCCACCAGACTGCCGTTCTGTCGGCATGAAATCCTTCATAGCCACGCTGTCCGGTGTCGCTTGTCAGAAGATAGCCGTCATTTTCCTGACAGGAATCATGCAGTTTTCGGCGCGTGGCGATATCATCCGCAAATTCGTGCTGACACCCAGCGCAGACCATGACAACCGCATCGGCTCGATCCTGATTCGTTCCGGTTTCTGGGTATTTCAACGATTCAAAAGCGAACGGCTGGGCGTGGTTGCATTCCGGGCATTTCCAGGCGAACTCCCACTTGCGGCATTTGTCATGCTCGGCGTGTAGCTCGCTTGTCATTCCGTGTCCGTCCTCGTTGGCGATCTCACCGCCTTGGGATACCAAAACAAACTTGCGGTTTTCGCGGTTGTGGCTCCTAGCGTTCCACTCGCGCACCATGCCGTGTTTCCATTCCCATGCCTCGTCGCCGTGTCCGTGCGTGATCGACACTTCTTGGAAGTTGCTACGGTTGGCTCCACCGAGAACCATGAACATGTGCGGCCAGATAATC